GTTCCGGTGCCGGCGATAAGAAGTGTGCCACCAAGGCCGCCCCCGACGGACACATAAGAGCCCACTAGGCTCGGGTTGCCGTTTCCCGCACCAATCGTTGCAAGGGATGACGTTGCGGTCCCATTGCCTCCCGTACCCCCGCCGCCGATCGTGACAGTCACTGTGCCTGACAGGTAGGCGCCCTGGATGAACTGATAACCACCCGCGCCGCCGCCGCCGCCGTCATCAGAGCCGCCGCCGCCCCCGGCACCGCATACGAGCAGGTCGCATGTTCCAGCATTGCCTAGTGTCAGGCTGCCCGATCCGGAGAAGATATACAGCGTCTTGCCGGGTCGTGAGGTAGTGTCAACGGTCGGCGAGCCTGTCGTCCCCGTGACACTAGATGCTTTTGGGACACCACCCCCCTTTTGGAAATACCAAGTGTTTGTCGCGGTCTTGATGAGGGTGCCTGACTCCAACGCGGCCAGGCTCGTGCTGGAAGCGTTGAGGGTGACGCCCGCCGCCGTGCCAATCGTGAACGACCCCGCCGTGCCGGCGTTGAGGACACCGATGATCGTGCCCGTCGCCGCGCCCCACGTTGCATTCGCGGGGATCGTAGCCGTACCGCCAGAGGCGTTTGACAAACTCACGAGCTCGCCCGCGTCTGCGCTGCCGAACGTATATGTCGTGCCGGTTTGCGCATTGATGGTCGCCGTATTGAACGCCGTGTTGAGCGCGCTGGCCGTCAGCACCGCGCCAGCGGTGAAGTTGGTCATGCCGATCCTTCCCTAGAACCCGAGATTGTTTGAGTCGAGGACGCCGAACGTGGTGCTGTCAAGGATGAACGCCGCGAGGGTCTCCGACAGCGTGAGCGACATATCGTGACGCCCCGGAGTAATGCTGTGTTCAATGGCGTCAATCGTCACGAACTGCTGGATCGCCGACCCGATTGAGTTGGGCGTGAACTCCACCAGCACTACATCGCCAAGTTCAAGCCCCAAGACATCCGTCACCGCAGCATCAGTCAAACCGTCAATGCTGAGTGAGACCTGATCAATCCGATACTTCGGCTCGGAGTAGACGCTCGCCGTCCAGTCCGCGAGATCCTGCGCCTGCGTCAAGCTCGACAGCAGGGTGTCAATCTGCTTGGCGAACTCGCCATAGGCCGTGACACTTGCCGAGTCCGTCGAAAGCGCAGTCCCGGCGATCACCGTCCCAGCGGTGTACGTCACGGATACCGTGTTCGCCATCTCCTCAACGCCATACACGACAGCCATGCCGGTCATCGGGATGCCAGTGCCGCCGAACTGCACCGAACTAGTAAAGCCCTGCAAATCGGATCGGTCGCGGAAGATGACCTCTCCGCCCTTGCCCATGAACAGGGCGCCCGGCTCGGAGATATCCGCCACCTTGGACAGGTAGGTGAGCGCGTTCGTGTCATCAGGGATCACGTCAGCGTCAAGCGTCGCCTGCCCGGTGGAGATCGTACGCCGAGACAGCGGCCAACCGATATCCGTCAGCACCTGATTCACGCGGGCACCCGTCAACTCCGAGGTGGACGTGCCCGCAGGGACGACCTGCGCCGCGAACCTGTCAAACGCATCGGTGCAGGACGGCTCCGTGATGCTGTCACCTGACACGTCATAGGACAGGTTCCAGTCGGCGACAGAGCCAGTGAACAGGGGCTCGTCGTCAATGTCGATGACCACCTGCTTCTTCGGCACTAGTTGGCCGAAGTACGGGCCAGGAGAATACAGCGGATCAAACGTCCGGTCCCGGTTGTCCAGCACAATGTTCGCGTTGCCGGCCGTGAACTTCTCCAGCGGGCGTGACCGGCCGCGACGCACCTGAACGCTTCGCACCCGGTCGGTCACGTCAATGAGGATCTCGCCACCGAGGACATACGGGCCGTCAAGGACGCCGGCCTCCGGGTCGTTGAGGCGAAAGAAGTTGACTGGTTGGGTTGCGGTCTGGTCAAAGGCGATCTGTACCCGCACACCCATCGTCAGGCCGCCTGGAACACGGGGCCATTCGCGGCCTCAAAACGCTTGATGTACTCAATGACCTGTTGGCCGATCTGCCTGGGGTCACCGACGCCGGTGTTCACGTTGATCGTGTACGAGTTGCCGCCACGGGACCGTGACAGATCCTCATTCGGGATAATCGTTCCGCTCACGTTCGGGATGAACAACTCAGGGCCACGCTCGCCCACCGTGTAGGCGGTGTTCGCGGACACCGGGCCACCGACCGCACGACCGCCGCCGTACCCGAACGACCCGATGACCTCATTGATGGTGCGGTTGATCGTCGTCACGGTGATCGTTGTGCTGCGCTTCATGGACGACGCAAGGTTGTCCATGAGGTCCATCAGCGCCTCGTAGACCGGGCCGCCCTTTCCGGCAGCCGCCTTGAACCCGTCATAGGTGGCCTGCGCTGAGGACACGCCAGCGGTCAGGTACTCGGGCACCATATTGTTGGCAACAACCGCAGCTTGATCTCTGACCAGTTGCATCTTGTCAGCCATCGTCTGTACGAGACCGTTGTCAATGAGCGCCTGCCCCATCACGGCACCCTTATCGGCACCCTCCTTGGACAGGTACTCGGCGAGCGCCTGACGGGCCGGATCATTGCCCGGTCCACGGACTGCCTGAAGGACGTTGCCGAACCATTGCCACTTCGCCACGATTGAGTCAACGCCGGCAACCCACGCATCCGCGTTGAGTTTGCCCTCCTCGTTCAGCGCCGACTCGTATGCGGCACCGATGCCGAAGCCTTGCAAGATCGTTCCCTGCATGTTGGATGCGAAGTCCCGGGCCTTCTGCTGAGCGTCCTCAAGGTTCTGCTTGAGCGTGTCCGTGAGGGTCGTGATGCGCTCCCGCATCGTGTCGCTGAAAGTCTCAGCAAACTTGTCGCGCAGCTCGGTCAGCGACTCAGCGGTGCTGCGTGAACTCGACCCGACCCCACGCAGCTTCTCTGATGTCTTGCCGTACTCAACCTGAAGGGACTGCCAGTACCCCTGAACGCCGCCCGTGCGAGCACCCTCAGCGAGCGCCGACGTGACCGTGCCGGACGTGTTCGCCAGATCAGCCGCAGCCCGGCGAGTATTCCAAATGGACTCCCACAGGGACAGGTAAGACTTTGCGGCCTTGTCGGCAGCATCCGCCGCGTCATAGGTCTCGGGGACGAGTTCGCTACCGATAGCGTCACCAGCTGCCTGAGCGGCCCCGACCGTGCCAGACAGTGTGCCGCGAAGTTGCTTCTGGCTCTCGGCCATTGCCTGACCGCGAAGGGATGCGGTGCTCAGCAGGTTGACGATGTTCCCGACGCCAGGAATGAGCCAACCGAACTTGGCACCAAGGTCAACCATGGTGTCAATCAGGGACTTGCCGGACGCATCAACCAGACCGAGGCCGGCGGCAAGTCGAGTGACAGGCTGCACCGCGTTACTGGTGAAGGTGATTACGCCGGCAATCGCATCGCCGAGGTCAATGATGTTCTGGACTACTCCACCTGTGCCACCGACCGATTCGCTGAGGTCATCAACGGCGTTCAGCAGGGCGTAGCCGATTGCCTCCTGTGCCTCGCCAGCCGCAATCGAGACTCGGTTGAGGCGCCCCTGATACGTGTCCGCCGCTGCCGCCGCTTGGCCGCCGAACTTCTCCGACAATGCAGCCGTGATCGCGTCCATATCCTTGGACTTCAGGAGGGCAGCATCAAGCCCAACTCCAAGGCGCTGCAATGCGGTCGTCTGGCCTGAGAACCCACGCGCCAATGCGGCTGAAACACTGTCAAGATCGCGGCCCGTTCCTGCGGCCACATCCATGGCCACCTTGAGCGCGTCCTGAGACTTGGCCACATCGCCTGTGACAACGATCAGGCGTTGCAGACTCGGACGCAACTGGTCGTCGGCCACTCCGCTAGCGAGGGCAAGCTGCAACACGAAGTCCTCGACGGCGGCATTCTCAGCCGCAACACCGAGATTCTCCATTGCCTTGGCAAGGGCAACCATGCTGCGCTCGTCGTCAAGGGCAGCCTGCGTTGTGTTCTTCAGGAAGTCAACGATGGTCGTGACGCTGAACACCGCGCCAATAGCGGCGCCGACGCCAAGGAACGACTTGGAAATGCTGCCCGAAAACCCAGACACCTGACGGTCAAAGTTGGAGAGATCCTGCTTTGCCTTGTTGATGCCAGCCGGGTCCCAGTCGCCATAGACGCGAACGGCAGCGCCACCACGAGCCATCAGTCGAGTCCTGCCCTTCTTGCCTCGTCAATGATCGTTTGCCGAATGCGCTCCCTTAGCGCCTCGGTCATCACCGAGTAGTACGCGGGAATGAGCGTGCGTGGGCGTGTGCGTGGGGCGGTGCCCTTGTATCGGGCGTTCATCATGTCCTTCAGATGATCACCCGATGGGGTGGACTGTCGGCTCTTGTTTCCCATCAATTCAAAGATGGCGCCGGCTGGGTTTGCCTGGACGACTTCCCACGCGATGCCAGCCTTGATGCCACGTCGCCGATAGTTGTTCTTGCGGGTCTTGAAGCCCGATGACGCTGTTCCCGCATCAAATGACAGGTCTCGACCACGCTTCGCCTCAATCCACCTGCCCCAGTTTGATACGGGGTTTCGGTTCGGTGCGATGCTCCGTGCGCTTCGTACTACATCACGGCCCGCATCTGTGATCATGCGATCAATGACACGGGCTGATTTACGGTCCCATTCATTGAGCGCATCAAAGACTTGCCGCAGACCAGTCACCTCGACATACCAGCGGCCTGAGCCCACGATCATCTCCTCTTGGAACTCTTGCGCATCTCGACGCCGCGCCAGCGCAAGTAGCGGAACATCGTGGCCAGCATTCGTGGTGACTCATTCGCAATCGCGCTGGGTGGGCACTTCCACTCATAAGACAGGTGCGCAATGAGCCAATGCGCTGACTGCTCACCCAGCGGAACTATTCCCCCAAATCACCGACACCGATCGAAGCCACCGAGTCAACCCACGGCTCAAAATCCAGCGTGGTCTCACCGGCCTTCGTCATCGTGTGCCAGGCGAGCCACATGACATGCTCTATGCGCCCATTCGTCGGGTCGCCAAACGCGGTCATGGACTTGTCAAAATGCCGTTCAAACGCGATGAGGTCGGAGGCTTTGGCCGTAACCGCGGCCTCCGACCCATCAGCGAACTCAACCTTCATGGCGATTTGCATCATTGCGCAGGCTCGCTTCCGTGCTAGGCGGTGGCGCGGGTGACGGTGCCGCTGACCGGCCAAGTGACCGACAGGGTGGCGAGGTCGCCGACCGAGGATGCAAACGGCTGGTATTGGTTGACCAGACACACCGCGGTGTACGAGGGGTTGCTGGCCGACGTGCTTGAGGAGGTCGGCTTGATGACGACCGTCGCCAGCGTGTTGAGCAGCGGCCACAGGGTCGCATCAACGCTGTTCGAACCGAAGTCCTGATGGAACTCCAGCGTGACGCTGGCCTGCTTCAGCCCGCCCACGCGAGACCGCCACTCGGTCCCGAACGCGGTGGTCTCGACGTCGTCGCTCTCAACCGTCAGCTCGACGGCAGCGAGGCTGGTAGAGAAGTTGGTGCCGTTGATCGTGATGGCGTAGTCGGTCGCCACGAACTTGGCCATGAGGGTGCCCTTTCCTGAGTTATGCGAACACCTGGACCACGAACTCCGCGGCCAGATATGTCACATCGCCGACGCTCAACGATGTGTAGTTCCGCATCTCCGTGACGCGGAGGTCTGAAATTGCCGACCCGAGAGTCCGGTTCGACTCGATAGCGGCCT